GCAGTAAGGACATAAGGGTTCTTCATATTCATTAGTTTGCTCCTAGCATAGGTATCTGAAAAAACTCACCCAGTAAGTCAGCTTCTTTCTTAAAACTGACATGCATGTGGTGAGTGTGTTTGTTAGCCCCTGTGTATTTGCGCCATTTCCAGTTAAGGACGGGAGACGCAATCCTGCCGTTAAATATAATGTACGAGATGCGCTTCTCTGCCTTAGACTTGCAACTGATTCGAAGTTGATCTGCAAGGTCTGGCATGATATGCGGTTTGACCCCTGCACCGAATAGGTCTGCGTCAATGTCAATGGCACGAACCCAGCCCTGCTCATCTGGATTATGATCAGACTTGCGAGCAGCGTGTCGGGTATCACCGACCCAACCATCCGATGCCCTATCACGATCTGGGAAGGAATCATCTATCTGCTCCCGTAACTGGATAGCAGCTTTAGATAGCTTCGGCTTCATCTACTGTCACTATCGGTGTGGATTGTTCCGCTTGCATAGCGTCATAGGTTGATTTGAGCATCGAAGTGAACTCTCCATTGCCTCGGTCAATTATGGCGTGCTCTGTGCCTTGATTGTCTGTAATAAAAGTGACATTTTCCATTTTTATAACTCCGCACTAAAGCCGAGATAAGCGGCTGTTGAATTGTTACCTGTTAAACGTCCTGCGTGTCCTGCGGTTGCCCCAGTCATTGAACCAGAAACCAAAATAACTTGTTTATTGTTATTAGCAGGTAAAGTCAAAGATGATGCAGCATACAAAGTATCTGCATAATTGACAAAAGCCAATGTTGAAAAATCAATGCTTGTTGGTGAAACTCGCATTGTTACTGGTGGTTGAATCATTGAAATGAAACCACTACTGCTTGCTGCTACAGCATAAGGAGCAACAGAACCATAAGCGGTATCTGCAACTGCTCGGTAATAGTACCTTTGGCAAGCGGCTAATTCTCCTTGGAGTGTTCCCGTTGCAGTTTGGAAAGCGGTAGCGACTGAACCTGCTTCAGCCTGAAAGCCCCAAAAATCTATTGTTGCGCCAGCAGTAAAGTTAGCATTTCCATAAGGATAGATTTCTAATGCGCTGCCAGTTCCGATTGTTTTACCAGCAATCGAAGCGATGTCAAAAGTTTGTGTAAATCGTTGCCAAGATGTTGTCACAGTAAAAGTGGACCAATATTTATCAACAGAAGCCGAACCACCTGAACCAAAGTTTTGGCGTATTGTTCCTGCCATTGATGTTGATGCACTTGCTTTAGCCCAAAATGAAACTGTCATTGTTTGACCAGCAAAAGTCTGGACATTTTCTATAAGTTGTCTAAAGTTTAATGCCGAAGTTCCTGTTGTCGGCGCGGTTGCTCTCAAGAAGTATTGACCTTCATAACCAGCAACAGGTGCGGTTCCTGGTGTAAAAGTTTGTCTTGATACTGTGCAACTGCCAGCACTATAAGTCATATATGCTTGCCATCTATCGGCTGCAAAAGTCCACGCACCATTTGGAATTGTGATGCTTGTACCGCGTTGCCACACTCCATAATCGCCGTTGATAAGTGTGTTCTTTCCAGCCGCGTAATTGCCTATGTAGCGCAAGCCTGTTGAAGTGGAACTATCTGCTACAAGAGTTTCGCCGTTGTTGCCTACTGCTAGGCGTTCTGCGGTGTCGGCAGCAGTACCAGCTATTAGATCACCCTTAGCATCAATGATGGTTTTAGCAACCATTGTTCCCATAGTGGTGTCGATGGCGTTGCCTAGTGTGCGAATTGCTAACGCACCATTTTTTACTAGGTCGGTGTTATCTGGCTCTGGCCAGCTATAAATTGGGCTTGTTGCCATTTAAGATAGTACTCCTGTCGCGTTGTTCCAGATAAGTGTAGCATTTGTAGTTGCCCATGTTATTGTGCTAGGCAAAACTGTTTCCCATTGTGTTGTCGAGAGTGAGAACTCTGTAGCTGTGATGTAAAGGGTTATATCCACATAAGTAGGGGTAGCGCGTAGGGCTACATTCTCCACAAAGCCCTCGAATGTGCCACCCAAAAGGTTAGAAGGCAGATTTTCAATTAGCACAGGCTCACCAAAGAAGATGCCAATCAGATCATCGAGCATGGCAGATGGCATGTCTGGGTTATCTAGTCTAAAGGTAATCGCTCCCAATGAGGCTTTAGCAGTCTTGCGTAGATTAAGCTCTCTAGTGGCGATGTCAGTGATGTCAGCAAGGTTCTTAATGTTGGACTCAAAAGACTTTTCATAGAGGCCATAAGAGGCAATAGAGTCGCTATCAGAGGCACTGTAAGTTGAGCCATAGGCTGTAGAGTATTTATAGATAAGGCTATTGCGGATGCGAGCAATCTGTGTCTGGGAACTAATACTGCTAGGAGTTGCATAAGCTGCATCAAGGTAGGTGTAGCCATTGTCTGAAAGATAATCTGAGCGATGATCTGCATCATCATAATTGACTAGGCCATCTGCTGACTCATAGACCTGACCGAGTGCGCTAGTGGCAATCTGATCTACTAAGCTCTGACTTTTAGCAGTAGCAGATGCTGCTTGGCTTATCATTGTGTAGAAGCCTGAGTCAATAGTGCCTACATAAGACTCAGCTTCATTCCATGTAGTAGTTGCTGGATAAGTAGCCCATGTGACAGTCGGGGTCACTTCATTCCAATTAAGGTTAAGAGCTGCACCAAGAATGGCTGCAATCTGTGCGCCATCTAATCCTTCTGCTAGGGCTGTGTTGTAAATAGCCTTAGTCAGCTTGGCTAGTGAGCCAATGCCTAAGATTGTGCCTGTTGTGATGTAACCAGATTCTTCTGGGCTTCTAACGCCAATAGAGAAGTCTGAGACCTCGCCAGCAAAGACAGTAATATAAGTGCCAGAGGAGTTCTTTAATTCTAAAACGATTGGCTCTGTGACATTGATTGTAAAGTCTGCCCCAGTAGTGTTGATAATTTCTACTCGGCAGTAACCTGCTGTGCATTGACGATCAATGTCTAGCCGACCAGTGGCATAGGAAACAGAGGTGACTGTTGTATAAACATCATCACCTACTGTCACACGCCATTCTGGTAGCCATGTCATACAGCGAACATGCCCCCTCTTAAAGTGCCACGATTGATTGCATCATTTAATACTTGGTCGATAGCTTCTGCAATAGCGTTAGGGTCTCCTACGCCAGTATTGACAGTGATGCTAACCCCTCTAGGGATTTGACCTTCTCCTGCTCCAGCGCCTCGACCTGAACCTGTTATAGCTGCAAATGTTGGAACAGTAGCAGCAGCCGATGCTGAGGCTAGTTGATTTAATAAATCATAGTTACGATCAAAGTTCTGAGTTGGATTGTAAGTGACCCCAGGAATCAGTGCAGTAGTTCCTTTATTGGAATAACTACTTCCTCCTCCGCCACCGCCACCGCCACCGCTACCGCCTCCACCTTTACCCATGTTAGAAAGAAGCAGCATCATCTCTCTAATCTTGCGCAAGGCTTCATCTAGGTTGGCCTGATTGATTAAGTCTTTAGGCTTTAATCCATTAAGGATTGTTTCAATAGCTTTCATCTGAGTGTTCTGGCCAGTCAAAGCATTTAGAACACCAAGATCAGCATTGAGTTTCTTTGTTGCTGCAATAATGGATGCTTCATCTTTTGAGGCGATGGCTTCTTCTAAGGCAAGAATTGACTTCTTGACATTGAGGCGAGCAGTGTCATTAGCAATCTGCAACATTTGAGCCGCACTGGTTGCCTTGCCTAGTTGCTCAGCCTGATTAGTAAGAGCTGCTGCAAGTTGGATTTTATCCATGTCAAAGACAGTCTCGCCCTTAAGAAGGGCTGCCTCACCCTTAGCAATAATGGCTTTGGCTTTGTCTGTGGCTAACTGCTTATTCTTGAGAGCTAGTCTTTCACGCTCTCTACGCAAGGAGTCCTTTTCTAATTTAGCAAGAAGTTCTTGTTGGCGCTTTTGAGTAACTGTTAGTTTGACTTCTTTTTCTTTAGGCGCAACATTAACATTGACTCCAAATTGCTTACCTACAAATCCTGAGAAGATTTCTCTAGGCAGTTTCTTTAGATTAGCAATTAGTGTCGGAATGACACCGATGGTTCTACCAGTCTGGACTGTGACCTTAGCAAGTGCGCTGGCAATAGTCTCAATAACATAAGCGGCATCTGAGGCATCTGTGCCACCACCAATAAGAGCGAAGGCATCTACTAACCCGCCGCCAATAATTTCTGAGGCGTTAGATGATGCGACACTAAGAACATTAAACTTGTAAGCAGTAGTATCTAGATAATCCTCAGCTGCCCCTGCTGATCGCTTAAGAATAACTCCTAAAATCTCATTGAATGACTTAGATGTAAGCTCTGCTCTAGTCAAACCTGTGTTGTATTTAGAGAGCCCTCGAGTAATGCCTACATAGCCTTTGCCCAAATCCTCAGTTACAGTGGCTAGGTCAATGCCAGATGCTCGGCTAATTGTAATTGCATCATTGAGAAGCTTCTGAGACTGAACTAATGAGCCAGTAGTGGTGAGCAAGCCCTGAAAGGCTGGACGCAAAATATCATCTGCAACTGCCGCAGATTTTTCTAAGTTCGATATAAAGTCAGCAATGGCAGGATTGGCAAAACCAATGCCTAGATTCTCAACTGCTCTGTTAAGTCGAAGAGCTGCCGCTTCATCATCGGCAAATGCTTTAGCTGCTGCCTTGCCATAAGAGGTAATTGCTGCAGCACCAAATGCTAGACCTAAACTACCTGCTACCTTTTTGGCACTTCCAGATAATTTTGTTAAAGCCGTCTCGGCTTGCTTAAATCCTTTAGCATCAAACTTGGATGCAATGTTAATTACTTCTTGATAATTCACGCTGCTCTCCCTAATGCTCCAGCTCTAGATCTCTTTAACAATTCTAACTCTGCCGTAGTAATTGCCTTATTAACTATGCCTTCTGCAACGCCCTTGTTTTGAGCCCATGCTCTAAAGATTAAGCGACCCCTACCCTTTAGGCTTCCTGTAAGTGGAGGCATAGCAGCAATAAACTGCTGTCCAGCTTTAGGGTTGCGAGAGTGTGAATACTTTTTGCCTGCTGGGCCTTTAGGGCCTACCCACGGCTGACCCTGTAATCCGTTGCGACCAGCAGACTCATAGATAGCACCTGCACGAGAATTGTTAAATACAGAAGCCATAGAATTAAAGCCTCTAGCATTTCGCTTTGTAACTGCTGTGCTATAACCAATCTTAGATTTGATTGTTGAAGAAGAATATGTAGGGAAACTACCCTCATTGAAGGATCTATCAGCCCACCCGCTTAAAGGTGATTGAGAAGGAACATAGCCCCTAGCTGTTTGTGCTATTGGGGCAAGCCCGCGCTTTAGTTCAATCTTAAGAGATTTCTCTAAATCAGGAGCAAAGCGGCGCAATGCTTTTCTTAGGTCAGCGTTGCCTCTTAGTTCTATTTGCATCGCTCACCTCTTTCGCTTCATCCTTTAGACCTTGTACCAGAGCATCTAGCATGGTCTTATCTAATTCCAGTAATTGCTGAGGCGCGATTCCCAACCTAATGCTCAAGCGAGCTATTAAGTAGGTGAATGGATAATCGCGCTTTAAGCTAAAGGGTCTGAGTCTAATACCTCAACACTCTTAAGTGTTTCGATAAACTCAATCCCGAAAGGCTTAACAGATTCACCTGATCTGCGTACAACTTCCCATGCAAGCCAATAGACATCCGATTGCTTTTCCTCATCGCGGAAAGCCTTATGAAAACCCTTTTTAGCGTACTGCTCGAACGAATACTCCACTGCTGGAGTTATCTCGCCTTCTAGCACACTTCCATCATTACGAACTATCTTTAATCTTGCCATTGGTTGCCCCTTTGTTAGTTAATTACGCTGTTGCTACAGTGATTGTGCCATTAACATTCCATGTCACAGATTGTGTGCTTAGGTCTGCTACTGAGCCATTGATGTCTGTAGTGTTGTTAATCAAGCATGTCATTGTGTAGCTTGGGTTAGTCGCTGAGACTGCCGCGCTTGACTGCTTTACTGTGACTGTTGTTGATGTTCCCCATGCAGCTTGCAAAGTCTGTAGGACTTCGCTTGTAGCTGTGTCATTAAGGAAATCGATTGTAATAGATGATGCTTCTAGACCTTTAACAAACTTGTGACCTGAATCACCCATCGCTGTTACTTCTAGTTCATCAAAAGAACGATTGATTGTTACTGATGTTACATGGTCAGAGAGATCCACCGCATTAACAGTAAGAACTACTCCGTTGTTTAAGAATACTGCCACGGCTTATTCCTCATCTTTCTTGGTTGCTGGCTTTGGTGTTGGTGCTGGTGTTGGTGCTGCCTGACCGATTTTAATCAAGAAGGCTTCCAACTCTTTATCGTAATCGGACATGCTTAACTCCAACTCGTTAGGATTGATACGGACATCTCGCAGCTTAGCAAGTCTCCACTTGCAGCATTGAGAACGCTAGGTGCGCTGATTGCGCTTACATTATAGACCAAAGAAGATGCAGCAAGGAGTGCGAACACACTCACTACTGTGTCCTCTATGCCGTTAAGGTTGCCCTCATTATCAAAGAGTGGCACTGTCATTACAATCTTGAAGTTAGCCATAGGGCTAATAGAAATCTGAGAGTTATTGTTAGGTGTCAAGTATGGATCATCGGGTGACACAATAACTGAGTTAGCCAGAACTGTAGCTGGCGGGAATGCAAAGGTCTGCCACTTAGCGTTATTGACTAGGGCAGTCGCTAAAGTAGTTCTGAGTGTAGTAATGGCAACTGGAGGCATTATCCGACCATTGAGCGTGGGTCTAGTGCGTGTGCTATCAATCCTCGCACCTTAGCGAGCAGCTGAGCTGACATCCGATAAGGGCTTGGCTGGAAATCTACAAGGTTACTGCCTGAAAGGGTAGCAGTACGGGCTTGCCAGATTTCTACAGATATCATTAAAGCTGCTTGCTGGATTGCCATATCAGCAGTCCAATCGGTTGATGCACTTGTTGTAACTGTTCCATACGGATTGACATTATGGCGTGGTTCGGCTGCTGGTGTGCCTGTTATTGCATAAGAAATTGAATAATCGCCAACTTCTGTAATTGTCTTAGATCCGTTTAGGTGAGCTTTGTTATTAGTTACAACTACTGTCTCACCGACATAATAAATATCTTTAACAGGTATATCAAAATAAAGAGTGCCTACTGTGGTCGTGTTGCTGTGTGCAACATTAAAATTAACATCTGCCCATAGCATTGGAAGTAGGACTGCATCTGTAGCGTCACACACTTCTTGCAAGGTGGCATCTGGATACAAAGTACCGACTCCGAGAGTGCTGCGGAGTTCTGCGACTGTTGTGAGTGCCATTCCTTGTCCTTTCTAAAGACTCTAGGGGTCAGAGGGCTACTGACCCCTAGAGCGACTTAGTGTGGCTTACGCCTTGTTATTCTTGAATGCGCCTGCTCCGACCTTAGTCGCGATTGCACCAAAACCGTAGTAGCCGATAGTCACCTGTCCTGCGGCTGTTGATTCGGCGCGCAAGCGGTAGGTAGGGCTCTCATACCATGTGTATGCATCTGGATTCACGATAAGGATTGTTCCATCGCCATCGCCAGCGTTTGTTGGATCAACATAAAGGTTAAGTCCTGCAACATTACCTGTTAATGATGTTGGAGTTACTACACCGCCTGCGTTCATTGGCTGTGAAGCTGTGTAGATTGGACGGCCTGCATCGTTAAGAGACATGATGTTTGACCATTGTCCTGTAGATACAACCATGTTGCGAGCAAATGGGTTTGGAAGTCCTGCTGTAGCGCCATAGACAGAAGCTGAACCGCGAGCAACAATACCTAGCAACTCTGAAGCTGTTGGATATGTGACTGTTGTTGTTGCATCTGCTGTTGCTCCTGCAATAAGAGCAGCATTCACTGCTGCGTTTGTTGCCTTTGCATAAGCTGCAGCCATGTTGCGTACAAGCTCATCAAAGAATGCTGGAGATGTACGATCTAGCAATTCAACAGAGAATGTCTGCTGTCCAGCGTACTTCTTAACTGATACTGATACAAAAGCTGCGTTCTGATCTGTATCTGAGAATGCTGCGCCTTCTGCTGTGTCTGCAACTGTTGGTGCTGCTGTAATCTTTGGAATCTCAAAGGTCATACCTGCATCTGGCAATACTCCACGAGAGATTGCATCGATTGAAGGACGAATTGTTGTTGATAGTGGGTTGATGATTTCAGATAGTTGGCGTGTTGGTACTAGACCTGCGTTATCTGTTGTGTCATCTGCTGCGCGTAGGTATTGACGAGCATCTTCATCACCTAGAGCTGCGCGGATTGTGTTCTCTGCATACTTAGCTGCTGTTACTTCAATGCGTGGCTTTGCAAAGTATGCTGCTGATACAGTTGGGCGAGCAGCTTCGACCGCTTGTGCTTCAACTGGTGTTGCTTCGACTGCTGAAGTGGTTTCTTCCACGGTGGCTGTCTCGCTTTCTGTTGGTTGGGTTTCTTCTTCTACAGCAGATTCTTCTGCTGCAATATCAGTGACTTGAGCCGACTTAAATGCGGGCTCTGTAACAAGGCTCGTTTCTACGAGCCTAGCTGAGGAGACATAAGTAATGCCATCCTTGATTTTAGACTTAAGAACTTCTGCACCAATGCTCAAACCTGACTGCAAGCCTTCTTCTGCAAGAATAAGAGCTTCTGTACCGCGCTGTGAGCGACTAACAGAAAACACTGCGTGAATTGCATCTTCTGATTCACTAAAAGAAACCATGCGACCTAAAGGCTTTTTATTATCATGCTGACTTAGTAGCTTGATTGTTTTAGGGTCTTGAATCTCAATAGAGCCAGAAGCAAAAATTACTTTGCCCATATTAGTTGAGCCTGCTTCAACATTGAGAGGCACAATCTTGCCTGAGATAGTGCGACTTGCTGAGTCAGCTGTTAGTTCAGCTGAGAAAGTGATTACTTGGTTCATTGCATACCTTGACTTCCATTAGGTGTTAGATCAGTCATTTCCATTGCCTGCTCTGTGGTAATCAGATTAAGGCTAAGTAGTTTCTCAATCACTGCTAGTTCTTGCATTGGGTCAGTGCGCAAGAAGTTCTTATCAATATCGAACTTCACCACATTGCCACGAGCAGTAATATCATCCATAGATAAACGATCTTCAATCGCTGTAATAAATGGCTGTAAAGATAGTGTTAAGAATTGCTTGCGCTCATCTTGCACATTGGCGTAAGTCATAGAGTTGTTCTGGTCTGCTGAAACATAATAAGCAGGCACATTGCAAAGACGGGCGCATTCTGTAGCAAGGTTGAAAATTGCTTCCCCGTACATCATGTCTTTAGGTGAGAATGAAACTGGGTTATATTCTAAAGTAGATGTTAAATATGCAGTAGCGCGATTATTACGAGCGTTCTTCCATGAAGCCAACAAGCCTTGAACTTCTTTAGGATCTAAATCTGCACCTGTGTTTTTAATGTAGCCTGTGGCCATTGGAGTAGCAGCAGCTATTGCCGCTGCTTTTTGCACATCAATAGCTGCGCGGATAGTAGAAGTTCCAGTATTGAGAATGCCATCACTGAGTGATTGGAATGTGACTAGAGAGCCCAATCCGTCCATAGGTAATGTAGTGCCATCAACTGCATATGATTTAACAAATGTATTAGTTGAATCTAGTGTTGCAGTAACGCGATTATTAGCAATCCACTCAAAACGAGATGGTCGGCCATCTTCGGAATAAACTTCAACTACTTGCCAGAATGCTTGACCATAAAACAATAATGAATCCACAGTCCATGCAATCGTTACTGATCGTGGTTGTGAATATGATGGTTGCTCTAACCATGCAGGTGAGCCAAGTTCTTCATTGGTGGATTTCTTGTAAAGCTCTAAAGGAATAGCACCAATAGTGCCAGCCAATAAATTACGGCATCGTGCTAATGCTGGAACAGACATTGCTTCTGTTCTGCCTACATAAGCAAATTGGAAAGGCATTGCATAAGGTGAATACTCGCCAAGCACTTGAGGTGCTGCTTGAGCTTCTAATAAAGGCTTAGCCTGTAATCCGAATGTTTGCAGAATGCGACCCATAGACATAAATGGTAGCACATGTCAAGTATTTGACATACCACCTAAGGTGTGTCTAGGCAACAATTTGTGGCTTAGGGGCTGGAAGCATTAATTTGCTTACTGCCATTGCAACTCCAATAATGGCACTTATATCGCCTGCGGATTTACGCTTTATGATTCTCCAAGCTGAGTCATTGACTTTGGCTGCACAGTTGTTAAATTGTTGGACAAGTTCTGCCTGACCATTATGAACGACCTTATGCGTTACCAATCCAGTGAGCAAATCCCCACAGGCCTGATAGAACTGCTGTCCTGAGACATCCTCAGTCATAACTCCAGCCTGCTTTAGTCTATCGGCTATAGATTGAGTCGCGTACTTGTCGTAGCAGACTAAGCGCGGTCTGTAAAGGTCACACCAGCCTTTAATAGCTGCTGCAATCTTTAGATCATCAACTGCGACCTGAGAACTCCAAGTCTCCATGATCCCGATGCCAATCCTTCCATCTGGAAGTAATTGTCCAGCGACTAAAGATGCATTCCTTCTCGAAGGACTGACATCGAAACCGAATATAGTATATGCCCCAACTGCCAGTTCTAAGGTGTTATCGCTAGTCTCCTCCAAGATGCCATGAGGCCACGGGCTTTGTAATGAATCAATCCACTGGCATAAAGTCTCGGTTCTAGTAGTTTCAATAGGAGCAGTTGCTATTGCTTCCTCGATTGACTCACGACTAACGGTGTAACCAAGTGCAGGATTGCTAGGTGCTACTGCATCACGCCAAAACGCTTCTGATCTGATGTCTATCTTGCAATACTGTGGGGCAGAATACTCATAGTAGCCAAAGGTCTCAGGCGGATAGTCTTTAGCGCGTTCGACAAGCGAATTAAGCACACTGCTGAAATGGTCTCCAG